GGCGTTCCATGATAAAGTAAATTGGGTGCAACGGCACTACGGAGATATCCCTGTTATGTTTGGTCCTTATAGTAAAGATAAACATCTACACTGTAAAGAAGGAGATATCTTAATCGATGATAGAACATCCAATATTATCGAATGGCGTGCCGCAGGGGGAATTGCGGTGTTGCATAAAGGCGATATTCGTGCTACAATAGCATCAGTAGAACTTGTAATTAATAAGGATTAAAATGGAATGGACTAAATTTGATTGGTTTGTAGTCGGCACAGTTCTAGGCTATGCTTGGAATCCTGTCTGGAATATAATTAAAAAGATTTGGTCCGAAGCCAAATTAGCAAAAGATGAATGGAGTAACCCTAAATGAAGAATTTTTTAAAGAAGATAACTGGCATTGCCAGAATTGAACAACAGACTGCACAAGCATTAGCAGAAGCAGAAGTTGCCAAACAACTTGCTCAACGGCATTTGGACGAAGCAGTTGCGGCCGAAGAAAAAGCAGAACTTGCAAAAGCAACTCCAAAAGAACGTGCTACACGTAAAGGCGAGCCGTATATTGCTGTTTTGGAGACACACTTGAACAAAGAAAATCTTCGGAATGGATTCTTAGAACTTGACTGGAATGCCGAGTTTGTGTTACAATTGAAACAACAAGGATATGGCTTTGATGGTGACCCAGACGAAGAGATCGTGGATCGATGGTTTAGAACACTATGCAAAGACATTGCCGGGGAAGAGGGTGTTGATATGACTGAGCGAGGCGCTGGTTATATCAATGTTAAGAAAATTGCTGAAGGTAAATCGGAAGTCTCATGACATATATTTTAGTTGATACTGCTAACACATTCTTTCGTGCTAGACACGTTATTAAAGGCGATGCTGACATTAAACTTGGCATGGCATTTCATATTACTTTGAACAGTATCAAAAAGGCATGGCAAGACTTTGAAGGCAGTCATGTAGTATTCTGCCTCGAAGGTAGATCCTGGCGCAAAGATTATTATAAGCCTTACAAAGCCAATCGTGCTGTGGCGCGGGCTGCAAAGACTGTAAAAGAGCAAGAAGAAGAAACATTGTTCTGGGAAAGTTTTGATATGTTTAAAACTTTCATCGAAGAAAAGACTAACTGCACTGTGCTACAGCATAAAGAGTTAGAAGCAGATGATTTGATTGCTGGATGGATTCAAAGTCATCCTGCCGACAAACATGTTATCATCAGCACAGACACAGATTTCGTACAGTTGATTAGCCCTACTGTAAGCCAATATAATGGTGTACTGGAACATCATATTACCTACGAAGGCATCTTTGACAAGAAAGGCAAACTAGTTAAAGATAATAAAACTGGAATGCCTAAGGCTATTCCAGATCCTAAATGGTTGCTATTCGAAAAATGTATTCGCGGTGATAGTTCAGATAATGTGTTCAGTGCATATCCTAAGGTACGTAAGAACAAGTTGGAAGATGCTTTCAAAGACAAAGACAACAAAGGCTTCTCTTGGAACAATCTCATGCTTCAGCGTTGGGTTGACCATAACGGTGAAGAACATCGTGTATTGGAAGATTACGAGCGTAATCGGCAGTTGATTGACTTAACACAACAGCCTGTAGACATTAAAGAAAAACTCTTTGATACAATTAAAACTAACATTGAAAAAGAGAAGAATGTCTCTCAAGTCGGTATCCGTCTTCTTAAGTTCTGCCAACTATACGATTTAAAGAAGATTTCGGATCAAGCACAACAATATGCAGAGCCACTTAACGCAAGATACCATAAATGAAACAAATTAGTCTAGGAGAAAATATGAATGAGTTACACGCCAAGCCTGTAATCGATGGCAAGTTTTGGATCGTTGAAGAGGGCGAAACAAAGATTGGCATTCTTAAAGTAACTGAACAAAAGAAGTATGTGTTCAGTAGCAAAGAAAATACAACTACATTCGACAATAAAAAGAAACTGTTTGAGACATTTGGTAAGGATTTCTTTGTAACAAAGACTTCTATGAGTATTAGTGAAGTTACAAACAAAGACGTACACGGATATTCGGCTAGCAGTGAGCCACATAATCCTATGTTCGATGTTAGGCGTAATTTGCCATTGTTTACAAAGAGTAGTAAGAGTAAAAGCGTTTACTGTGCAGGATACTACATCATTAAATTTGAAAAAGGGTGGGTTAAATCTTTCTGCCCTAAACTAATTACTATTGAGCGTTACCCTTACGAAGGTCCGTTTAGAACAGATATTGAGATGAAACAAAGGTTATCTAATGCAAAGCGATAAGATTAACACAATTGCCATTCAACAGTTTATGAATCAAGTACGTGGAGCAGAACTAGGCAATCAAAAAGAAGTTCGGATAGACATTGCTACTGCAAAGACATTGAATCACACATTGGCCTTGGTTATGACCAGGTTATCGGGCAACTACGAAGGGCTAATGCAGTCAATTCAACGCGAAGATCCTAACGTACAAGTTAAAATGGACGGAGGGAATTGGGACGAAAAGTAATAAATATACGCATATAATGGAGATATGTGTATATGAGTCGTCCTAAGCCCAAAGTAATTTTAGAAAACATCAATAAGAAAACCTTTAAGAGCGATCAAATTCTTGAAGCGGATGCCATTTGGGCTGTCTTTTACAAAGGACAGCCTTTTAATTTAAAGAGCCAAAACAGTCTGGGCGGCTATGCTGGCAGCAAATATAAAAAAGTAAGTTTTTCGAATCCAGGCCATGCACATAACTTATCCAAAAAATTGAATACGCTATTTGGTGTTAAAGATTTTGGCGTAGTTAAACTAACACAAGGCGAAGCAATCGAATGAATCAAGAAGTGTATACTAGGATCTTCCTAAAGGCTGGCAATCAAGCACTGTCTTTGGTAAACATCGCTACGTACTCACGTAAATGGTTTGTAAACATTCGTAAAAAGAGCGAAGGCGGTCTCAGGTTAACGGAAGAAGGGCTTGACTATGTTAAAGACACTTTGGACCTGCAAGTCTACGAAATTCCATTCCCAGCCACTTTGGATTTGAAACCGCAAGTTATCTTGTTTTTGGACAAGTTCATCGATTGTCCATACTTCCTTACACCCGAAACGATTACGGTTTTGAGCGAACGTAAGAGTTTTGAACTGCACTTATTTTCGGGCGATGTTCGTCACTACGGCCTGATTAAAGCAATGAAACGGAAAAACTCTAGCCAAAACTCCTGAAAGTACTTGACACTGACGCGGTTTTATCGTATAATAGTAACACTGCGAAACAGTTTTAACACACTTTAATCAGGAGCATTTAATGGCAAAAGTAGAAATTATCAATCGTCAAGTTAGCCCTAACGGCGCAAAGAACGCAATCCGTAAAGCGTTCAAAAAGCAACGTCCAATTTTCCTTTGGGGCCCTCCAGGCATTGGTAAGTCCGATATTATTCATCAGATTGGGGGCGAGATGGACGCCCATGTTATCGATATCCGTTTGAGTCTGTGGGAACCTACTGACATTAAGGGTATTCCTTACTTTGATTCTAATCAAAGTAAAATGGTTTGGGGTAGCCCAAGCGAATTGCCAGACGAAGAACTGGCTAGCAAGCATCCGCACATTGTCCTATTCCTGGACGAAATGAACTCTGCGGCTCCTAGCGTACAGGCTGCGGCATATCAGTTGATTTTGAATCGTCGTGTTGGACAATATAAACTTCCAGACAATGTTCTTATCGTTGCCGCTGGTAATCGCGAGGCAGACAAAGGCGTTACTTATCGTATGCCTGCTCCGTTGGCAAATCGTTTCCTGCATTTGGAAATGCGTGTGGACTTCGATGACTGGGCACAGTGGGCTACCGATAATCGTGTACACAAAGACGTAGTCGGTTACTGCACGTTTGCAAAGAAAGACTTGTACGACTTCGATCCAAAGTCAGCAAGCCGCTCGTTTGCTACTCCGCGTTCTTGGAACTTCGTTTCTGAACTGTTGGAGGAAGACGACACCGACGACACAACTATGATGGATTTGATTTCCGGTGCTGTCGGTGAAGGTCTTGCTATTAAGTTTATGGCTCATCGTAAGATTGCCAGCAAGATGCCAAAGCCAGAAGACATTCTGTCAGGCAAAGTTAAGAAAATGGACAGTAAAGAAATTTCTGCCATGTACTCTTTGACTGTATCATTGTGCTACGAGTTGAAGGATGCGTCTGATAAGAACGATAAGAAGTTTAACGAAATGGTTAACTACTTCTTCCAATTCATTATGGATAATTTTGAAACTGAATTGGTTGTAATGGGTACTAAATTGGCATTGACACAGTATCAATTGCCGTTGGATCCAGATGAAATCGATTGCTTCGATGCATTCCACGACAAATACGGCAAGTACATTGCGGCAGCACAAGACAAAGGTCGCTGATCCAAAAAAGAAAAGGGTGCAGAAATGCACCTTTTTCCTTGACACAAACATCAATTGCGTGTATAATATACATATACTGAAACACTAGGAGCATTTATGTCTTATATGGACCCAATCGTAGATAAAATTGTTATTGCCCGTGTGGGTTTGCTATTGCGACACCCCTTCTTTGGCAATATGGCAACACGCATGAAACTTATCGACGCCAGTGATTGGCTCGCTACTGCCGCAACAGACTTCCGTAACTTTTATTACAACAGAGATTTCTTTGAAAAGATGACTCCGCGACAAGTCGAGTTTGTGGTCGCACATGAGATTCTGCATTGTGTTTATGACCATATGGGACGTCGCGAAGGCCGTGATCCACAAATTTTTAACATTGCCGCAGACTATTGCGTTAACGGATTGTTGAAACGCGAACGTATCGGTGATGATCCTCCTGTTAAATTCTTCCATGACCGTAAGTATGATGGTTGGAGTGCTGAACAAGTCTACGACGAAATTTACAATAAGTACGACGAAGAACAATTGAAGCAATTGGGCGAGATGCTGGACGAGCACTTAGATCCAGAAGGTGAAGGCAAAGATGGCCAGCCTAAGCACAGCAAAGAAGATCTACGTAAGATCCGAGATGAAATTAAAGAAGCAATGATCCAAGCGGCTAATGCTGCCGGCGCCGGCAATGTACCTGGAGACATTGCACGTATGATTAAAGAAATGACTGAGCCTAAGATGAATTGGCGCGAACTGTTGCGTCAACAAATCCAGAGCACTGTTAAAAATGACTATAGTTTTAGTCGACCTAGTCGTAAGAGTCAAATGTCAGGTGCAATTTTGCCAGGATGCAACTTTGATACCACTATTGATATCTGTGTAGCAATTGACATGTCCGGTTCTATCGGAGATGACCAAGCAATGGATTTCATGAGTGAGATTAAAGGCATCATGCAAGAGTTCAAAGACTTCAATATCAAAGTGTGGTGCTTTGATACTAAAGTGTACAACGAACAAGACTTCGACGGCTACAGCGCAGATGAGATTGAAGATTACGAAGTAATGGGTGGTGGTGGAACTGAGTTCGACGTCAACTGGGATTACATGAAAGAAAATGATATCAACCCCAAGAAGTTTATCATGTTCACAGACGGTTATCCTTGGGGCTCATGGGGCGATGAAGATTACTGTGACACTATTTTTATTATCCACGGTAATGACACTATTGTTCCTCCATTCGGTGCTCACGCATATTACGAAGCACCTGTACGCAAGTGAACAATCTAGTAGAAAAAATTAATCCACTCAATGTATTGGATTGTAGGGAGGTGCGAGATCCACCTCTCCATTTTCACTATGCACAAATAGACTTGAAGTATAACTTACAAAAGTCTATTTACGATTGGATTATCTCTAATCTCAAGCATCGTTTCTACATAGGGGAAACACTGGCATTGGAAAATAACCAATTTGTTGTTAAGATTAAGATTGGTTTCGAAGAACCTAAAGAAGCCAGTTTCTTTTTAATTGCGTGTCCACATTTAAAGTATTCTTCGATTTAGTCTGATATATAAGTTTGCCTAACATCTGAAGGAGTACATTATGGCAGAAGAAAACCAAGTAGAACAAACACAAGTAGAGGCACCAGCCGCTGACGCACCCGCACAAGAACAAAACTTTGATCTTACAGTGCAGGACCTTAGTGCCCTAAAGAATATCATCGATGTTGCTGCACAACGAGGTTCATTTAAACCCAACGAAATGCAAGCAGTCGGTACAGTATACAATAAACTCGCAGGATTTTTAGATGCTGTGAGTAAGCAAGGAGGCAAGACAAATGGCTGATATTAAACATATTGGCAGAATGAGGGCTACCGGTAGGAAAGTTGTGGTTGCATACCGCACACTACCAGGTGAAAGCGATTCTGCATTAGTTATTCCAACAGAGTCATTAAACCCAGAACAACACGATGCTCTTATCACATTGGTAGAAAGCAACGCTGGTCAAACTGCATATGAATTTGCAGAAGCATTGGCTCGTTCACATTTTCCTGATGGACAAGTTATGCTTAACCACTTGCACTTTAGTAAGAAGTTGTCAAAAGTAAAGACATCTGATGTTGACATGACTCCTAACTTGCAAGCAACCATTGACTTAGCACAACTAAATCAATTGATTGCTGAACAGAAAGGTATTAGTGTTAATGATCTTGCACTGGGTAATAATACAAACATACCTAAAAATGTTGCCGCTATCAACGACATTTCTCCAAGCAAGACTGAATCGTTTGAAGTCAAGGCTCCGGATGCTGACCCATTGTCCGATGAAGACTTGGCCAAAAAGTTCCGTAGCGATGCAGATCGTCTAAGTAAAGAGGCTGCTGAACTTCGACGTCAAGCCGAAAGTTTGGCTCCAACTAAGAAGAAAACAGTAGTTAAAGAGAGTGAGTAAAGGTAAGTCATTGCCTAAAGATGTCATCGACCAGTGGCCTGAAATATTTGGCGAGATCAACGTTGAAGCAGTACCACTAGCATATCTGCACTCTATGAGGATTATCTTCAAGGGTGGCAAGATATGGGATATCAATGTTGCTAGTCAAGCAAGGGCACATGGCGCTGATAACCTTGAGGATCATCTTAGAGAACTATTGTCTTCTTACGAGAATGAAATTGAACACATCGATTTCAGACTGGACGTAGAAAAAGTTAAAAAAGATGTTATTAAAGAAACTACTCGCTTTCTTAAGAAAAAAAGACCTAAGAAGAAAGAAGAATGATAGCAGCCTTATTTGCAGTTGATGATGTTGGAGGTATGGGGTTTAAAGGACAACTGTCTTGGCCACATAACAAAGATGATATGACTTGGTTTAAAACCCAAACTCAGAATGAAATCGTTGTTATGGGTCGGCGTACTTGGGATAGTCCAGATATGCCTAAACCATTGCCTGGGCGATTTAACGTAATTTTTACCAATAATTTTTTCGACTCCGATACAGTTGAGCAGGTTAAAGGCGATGTTTGCGAAGCCCTTAAAGCATTAACCGCACAACATAAAAAGAAGAAGATATATGTAATAGGTGGACCCGATTTACTGTTACAATCAAAACCTGTATTGGATAAAGTCTATATTACACGGATCAAGGGTGAATTTATCCATGACACTTATATTAACGTAGATGATTTTTTACAAGGGATGAAGTTAGTAAACACGGTCAACCTTGGAACTTGCACTGTCGAAGAATATCACAATGAAACAATACAATCAAGCACTAGAGCACATTCTACAAAACGGAAAACAGAAGACTGATCGTACAGGTGTAGGCACTATAAGCGTATTTGGGCAGCAAATGCGTTTCGATCTCCGTACAGGATTTCCGGCAGTCACTACCAAGCGACTTGCATGGAAATCTGTAGTATCGGAACTGCTGTGGTTTATTGAAGGTAGCGGTGATGAACGTAGACTTGCTGAAATTCTTCACGGTACAAGTGATCCAGAAAAGAAGACAATCTGGTCGGCAAATGCTGATGCAGATTATTGGAAGCCTAAGGCAGAGTTCGAGGGCGACCTTGGACGAGTATATGGAGTACAATGGAGACATTGGAAACAATATCGTTGGTCAGAGCAAGCCAATGCACACGAAGTTACAGAGATTGATCAACTACAAAACTTAATCGATGGCATTAAGAAGGATCCGCATGGCCGCAGGCACATCTTGTCAGCATGGAATCCGGCAGAGTTGGATCAGATGGCATTGCCGCCATGCCACATTTTAAGTCAGTTCGACGTAACAGATGGATACTTGAGTTGTCAGTTGTATCAGCGTAGTTGCGATATGTTTCTTGGCGTGCCATTCAACATTGCCAGTTATTCATTGCTCACACACATCATCGCTCGCGAGTGCGGATTAAAAGTAGGAGACTTTGTTTGGACAGGCGGCGACTGTCATATTTACAGCAATCACGTGGATGCAGTTAATGAACAACTAAGTCGTGAAACTAGAGCATTGCCTACATTGTTTATGACTGTAAACAAGAAGTTCGACGAATACACTATGGAAGATTTTGTATTAGAAGGCTATAATCCACACCCTGCTATTAAAGCAGAAATGGCAGTTTAAAAAGATAGATCTTTATCTTTTAGTTCCATAAGCCAACGGAAGTTATATTCAACCGTTGGCTTTATTTTTGAGTACAATTCTTTTAACTCATCTATGCTCATACGGTCGATGTCATCAACAAGGTCAAGTATCTTTTGCAATCGTAGTTCGTGGTTCTCTTCTAGGTCATAACTTTCATCCCAGAATTCACTAAAGGTTTTAAAGCCGTGTTGACGTAGGTATTGCAATGTTCCTGCACTACTGGCAACAATAAATGGTCGTCCTGCTTTCATCGCGTTGATAACTTTTTCACTGAACATTGGAAATGGATGTGCAAAATTACTCTCTGTTACAATAGCACAGAAACTGTTAATGTAACTGTCGTATGGTGTTGATGAACTGCTAGGACAATAAAATTCTTCTGTGGGTATTGTCCACATTTGATCCAGAGACACTGGTATTGCAGGTGCTGAGATATCTAACATCCATGGCGTTTTTGAATTTAATAAATTGACTCCATTTATTAACTTAATGTAAGTTTCTGGAAACTTCTGCTGCCATGAGTGTATATCAAACCAGAAGAATTGATTAACATGATCAAATGTTGAATTGTAGTACCAAGACATCTTAACAGACTTATCCGCAAGATATGCACATAGTATATGTCTATGCACATCATATCTCCAATTACCTAACCAGAATTTGTGTGTAATAATATCCGGTTCAAAGTACTTGACTAACTTATCATTTATTTCATAGCCGGTTGCATCAGTATATGATTCTCGCAATAACGATACTAAGAAGATTTCTTTGCTTTTAATTTTGAAACTGTACTTGGTTTCTAATTTAGATGTATTGCCTTCGCAGGTAAACACCGTAACGTTAGTAAGTTTATTGCGTTGAACAAATTGCTCTACGCTTTCAAATTCTATTACGTAGTAATCATTATTTGATTCAAACCTAAACTGAAGGTAATCTGCACTATACTCCTGATTACAATTT